ACTTTCACGTCAACAATCACAATCAAATATTTGGGAACAGTTTTGTAACTGGGTAACTTCAACAGACAACCGCCTCTATGTGGGTTGGTTCGGCGTTCTGATGATTCCTTGCCTGCTTGCTGCTACTATCTGTTTCATTGTTGCCTTCATTGCTGCACCTCCTGTGGACATTGATGGTATCCGTGAACCCGTTGCTGGTTCACTCATGTACGGAAACAACATCATCTCTGGTGCTGTTATTCCTTCGTCCAACGCAATTGGACTGCACTTTTACCCCATCTGGGAAGCTGCTTCCCTAGATGAGTGGCTTTACAACGGTGGTCCCTTCCAATTGGTAGTGTTCCACTTCCTTATTGGTATCTACGCTTATATGGGTCGTGAATGGGAACTTTCTTATCGTCTTGGGATGCGTCCTTGGATCTGTGTTGCTTACTCCGCTCCTGTTGCTGCTGCTTCTGCGGTGTTCCTTGTTTATCCTTTCGGTCAAGGTTCCTTCTCTGACGCAATGCCTCTTGGAATCTCAGGCACGTTTAACTACATGCTCGTCTTCCAAGCAGAACACAATATCCTTATGCATCCGTTCCATATGCTTGGGGTTGCTGGGGTATTTGGTGGCTCTCTGTTTAGTGCTATGCACGGAAGTCTGGTTACGTCTTCCCTTGTCCGTGAAACGACAGAGCAAGAGTCTCAGAACTATGGTTACAAGTTCGGACAAGAAGAAGAAACATACAACATCGTAGCTGCACACGGTTATTTCGGTCGCCTTATTTTCCAATATGCTTCCTTTAATAACTCACGTTCGCTGCACTTCTTCCTTGCTGCATGGCCTGTAGTTGGTATCTGGTTCACTGCTCTTGGTGTTAGCACCATGGCCTTCAATTTGAATGGCTTCAACTTTAACCAGTCTATCGTTGATAGTCAGGGTAAAGTAATCAACACCTGGGCTGATGTTCTGAATCGTGCTGGTCTTGGAATGGAAGTAATGCATGAGCGTAATGCTCACAACTTCCCTCTTGACCTTGCTGCTGCTGAGTCAACTCCTGTTGCACTCACCGCACCTGCAATCGGTTGAGTTAGTTAAAACTTAATCACTGGGGTCTTCGGACCCCTTTCTTTTTCTACACTAATGTAAAGTTTTATTATGCCCGATCTTATTGAACTGCTGACTTATTATGTAATTGTTGCTGCTCTGTTTATTGGAGCACCAGCAGTATTCTTCACAATTGTTTTTATGCCAGCACTTATGAATACCAAAGGTGCTGTAGTTGGATATAAAATTCACCGCGACTATGGTGATACTACAATCTACGATAAGGTAAAATAAACTATGGTTTCATCTACACTTTCACAACCAATTCAACAAAGGGGGTGGTTCGATGTTCTCGATGATTGGCTTAAGCGTGATAGGTTTGTTTTTGTCGGTTGGTCTGGCCTTCTCCTTTTCCCTACAGCTTATCTCGCTCTTGGCGGTTGGCTTACAGGAACCACCTTTGCTACCAGTTGGTACACCCACGGCATTGCGAGTTCATATCTTGAGGGGTGTAACTTTCTTACTGCTGCTGTTTCTACTCCTGCTGATGCTCTCGGACATAGCCTCTTACTCTTATGGGGTCCTGAAGCTCAGGGGGATTTCGTCCGCTGGATCCAACTTGGGGGACTCTGGACTTTTGTGGCGCTCCACGGGGCTTTCAGCTTAATCGGATTTATGCTTCGTCAGTTTGAGATTGCCCGTCTTGTAGGCATCCGTCCTTATAACGCAATCGCATTCTCTGGTCCTATCGCCGTATTCGTCAGCGTCTTTCTGATGTACCCTCTGGGTCAATCTAGTTGGTTCTTCGCTCCATCGTTTGGTGTAGCAGCAATCTTCAGATTCCTTCTATTCCTTCAAGGTTTCCATAACTGGACCCTCAACCCCTTTCACATGATGGGAGTTGCTGGTATCTTAGGTGGTGCTTTGCTATGTGCCATTCACGGTGCTACCGTAGAGAATACCCTGTTTGAAGATGGAGAACAAGCAAATACTTTCAAAGCTTTTGAACCAACACAAGAGGAGGAAACTTACTCGATGGTTACTGCTAACCGTTTCTGGTCACAGATTTTCGGTATTGCTTTTAGTAACAAGCGTTGGTTGCATTTCTTTATGCTCTTTGTTCCCGTCATGGGTCTATGGACCTCTAGTATCGGTATCATTGGACTCGCTCTTAATCTTCGTGCTTACGACTTTGTATCTCAAGAGATTCGTGCAGCGGAAGATCCAGAGTTTGAGACTTTCTATACGAAGAATATTCTTCTGAATGAGGGTCTACGTGCTTGGATGGCTCCTGTAGATCAACCTCACGAGAACTTTGTATTTCCAGATGAGGTTCTCCCGAGGGGTAATGCACTATAAAAATTATTTTTTATAAATAGTGTTACCCTGCGGTAATACTATGGCGAGACCCAAATCAAAATCTCACATTGGTGAGAAACACAATAGGCTGACTATCTTGGAGCAACACAGCGAAAAGAAGTCGGTCTATTTTACTATCAAGTGTGATTGTGGGACCATAAAGAAAGTCCGTAAGGATGCTATTATTGGACCCAGAGCAGAGACAAAATCATGTGGATGCATATTGAAAGCACACGATTGGAACAGGGGTCGTGATGCTCGTTCACCTATGTGGTCTCGGGCAAAATATAGGGCAAAGCAAAAAGGTCTGGATTTCAATATCACAAAAGAAGATATTGTTATTCCAGACACCTGCCCTTTGTTAGGCACTCCTATGGAATCACCATCATTAGATCGTATTGATTCTTCCAAAGGATATATTAGAGGTAATGTATGGGTCATCAGTAATAGAGCCAACACTTTAAAGAATGATGCTACCATATCAGAACTTAAACTTTTGGTAGAGAGATTGGAAGAGGTCTTGCCGAGGGGCAATGCTCTGTGATATACTGGGAGGGGAAACCCTCCTTTTTTAATGATTAGTTCAGAGACACCCTATAAACTAGCAGAAATAATTAGGGATACTTGGCCACAGTTATACTCACTAAATAATTTTCAAAACAATAAAAAAGATATGAAGTTTACAGTTTATTCAAAAGATGGTTGCCCATATTGCACAAAAGTTCAACAGGTGTTAGAGTTGGCACAACTACAGCATGTGGTTTACAAATTGAATACAGACTTTACCCGTGATGAATTCTATGCAGAATTTGGTGAGGGATCTACATTTCCTCAAGTAATTGTTAATGATAAGCACATTGGTGGATGTACAGATACTGTGCAATATCTGAAGGAGCAGAATTTGGTTTAATGAACAGCAATCTTCACGAAGTTTACACTGACGTTGAAAAGGCAATTGACTATGCTTTTAATGGACAATTTGTTCTAAAATTTTACGACTACCTAAAGATTCGTGGAACAAAAAGAGTTGAAGTTGAAGAGTTTATTGAAAGTTCTACCGCTAGCGAAATCAACAGTCTTATCTTAGATTTGGATGAATACCTTGAAGGTGGGTCTGACAGTATGCATAAACAACTTCGTGAGGGATATGGTCACATACCTAAACCAGAAGCAAGAAAAATTCGTAATTATTTGTATGGCATTTTAGAAGATGCCTGGAAGTATAGTCATGACAAGAGACCGGGACGCAGAAAGAAGCAAACTAAATAAATCAGAACCCCAAATTAATAGGGGTGTTGAATTATTGCTACGTAATAGGAGGAGGAAATCACAAAAACCAAAGACTTTTCAAGTGAAGTTTGGTAAGATGATTTCTCTCTTTCGCAGAGAGTTTCATTTTTTTATAGAATTTCATTTTGATGTTAGAAAAAAATAAATTCTCTGGAGAAAACAAATGGAAACAGCATATGTAATTACATTCACTGTAATGTTCACGTTGCTATTTTTTATGACGGGGGGTATAATAGGTTGGTTAACCTATAGGCATTTGTTAGAATCAAAACCTCCATATTTGCATCCAGAGTTCTTTGATGAGAATGGGCAGGTGATTCCTGACGAAATAGTATCTGTACGATTTGAAAATAACGATTATGACTACTACGAAGACGAGGAAGAAGACTGATGAAGTGTCTATTGAAACACTTCCAGTAAATCCTTTTGTATTTGAAATTTTAGAATTAGCATCAAAGCAACGTTCTAATGCAAAAAAAGTTGAAGTGCTTAAGACATATGCACACGACTCACTCAAGACTGTTTTTATTTGGAACTTTGATGAATCTGTCGTAAGTCTTCTTCCAGAAGGTGACGTTCCTTATGCAGAAGCAAATGACCAGACTGTTTACTCTGGAACCCTATCAGACAATCTTAGGAAAGAAGCACTGGGGGGAGAATCTGCTACAGGGCAAGACCTTGATGGCAGAGGTAAAACATCTCTACGCAGAGAGTATCAAAATCTTTATCACTATGTGAGAGGAGGTAATGATTCTCTGAATAATATTCGCCGTGAGATGATGTTTATTAATCTTCTTAGGGGACTTCATCCAAAAGAAGCTGAAGTGGTTATCCTTACTAAGGATAAGAAACTAAGCACTAAATACAAAATAACTCTTGATAATGTAAAAGAAGCGTACCCTGACATTCAATGGGGTGGTCGTTCGTGACAGTTGCAGTAAATATGGAGAAAGATATGGCAGAATTTGGAAAAGATGAAAGGTCGGTTCTGCCCTCTAGCTATGGTTGCGATATTATCTTAGAAAAAACAAACATAGAAGCAGCAAAAGATTCTTCTTTTCCAAATGATGCTTATTTGATTTGGTATAGTGTTGATGATAAAGAGCATCTAGATTTAGTTAGAGGAACTAGAGTTCGTATTTTTGATATGTACTATGATAAGTATGGTCCAGGAGCAGTTAAAAAAATTGACTTTGGATATGGACGTACTAATCCCAAACTATGGGGATATAAACAACCTGAGAAAAAGAAAAAAAGATGAGTGAAGGTTTTAAGGGTTTTGCTAAACCATCAAAAGATAGAGAACTAAAACTCTATCTTAAAAACAATGAAGTTAATAAACTAATCAAAGAGTATAAGAAACTTAAAAAATATCAAAAGTCTTCTATTTTTGAAATTGAAAAACTTTCAGGACAAGAAACGAAGATTGATAAATTACTAGATGAATATGGAATAGATCCTGAAGCAATTGAATAATGGGAAAACATTACTTACTTAACTTGTATGGATGCTCGTTTGTTCTTTTGGACGACGAGCGTTGCCTTATAGACTTACTGGAGAATGCTGCTGTTGCAAGTGGTGCTACTGTGGTTCAAACTATTTCAAAGAAGTTTGAACCACAAGGTGTCACTGTAATTTGTTTGCTATCAGAAAGTCATATCAGTATTCATACTTGGCCTGAGGAAGGAAAGGCTGCAGTGGATGTTTATACTTGTGGTGATTGCAACCCAAAGATTGGTTGCGATATTATTATTCAACAACTTTATGCTCAAAATCATACCCTAAGTTATATTGAGCGTTAACTAAATACACTATATCTGGAGAAGTATATGCTCTCTACTCAATACCGTCTTCGCCTTGAAGCAATCTGCGAGAGAATTGTGAAAGGCGAATCTGTAGAGTTAAGTGAAATGATATGGGCAGAAAAACTAGCAAAGGCAAATCGTTCTGCCTCAACTATTTTAAGACAAGCAAGACGCCGTGCTGCTAATCCTGATATGCAGGAAGGTGGTTTAGATGACTTTATGAATGCATTGGATTTGGGAGATCCTGATCCATCAAATCATAAAACTAGATTCAATGGTGCTGATGATATTATAGATTTCTTTAGTCAGGATAAACCAGAAGACTGGCGTACTAGAGATTAAAATTGTAACAAAAGTTACAAAAGAATTTACCTATATAGAGCGATGGGTCTATAATACCCTTACGTTCATCCAGGAAACTGGACGCAAGTAGGACGGCGGAACGGAACGTTCATTTGCTATTCGCAAATAGCAAACGCAAACCGCCCGAAGGAACGGGATTAACCATCTCATTCTGGAGGAAATCCTAATGTCTAAAGTAGTGTATCGTGGCGTAGAGTATGATACTCAAAAGCGTCTTGAGTATCAACAGCAAATGATGCAACAACCCCAACAATACAACGAAACATACCGTGGTATTAAGTTTGTAAAAGAGGGGCACAAGTGATGCAAAAACTTAATGCACTTCAACTCATTAAAGAGCAGAAGCAAAAAGAAGAGAGACGTAAACAAGCGTCTCTTGCTACGCTAGTAGCAGCAAAATAATATAAGAGGGTTCTTGACGAACCCTCTTTTTTTGTATATAATTACCTTTGTAGAGGTTGATAAAAATGGATAGAGAAAAGCTTAAATTGATTGTCAAAAACCTTGAGTCTCTGGTAGAATGCTTAAAGTCAGAAGTTTATTCTGATGTAGATTCATATAAAATGAACTACGAAGAGATTACACAACACATTACTGATTACGACGAAGTATTTTATGACGGAGATGAAGATGACTGAACAAGTCAAACTAATTAGTGTTACACCTGATGCAGAGAAGCACATGGCATATTGTGCTCGGGTAAGTAATCCTGCTAATCAAGAGAATGAAAAGTTTTCTGGTTTGTTGAAGTATTGTATTCAACATCAGCACTGGAGTATCTTTGAACAGGCAAGTATGACAGTTGAGATTAATACCACAAGAGGTATTGCAGCACAAATTCTTCGTCATAGGTCCTTTACATATCAAGAATTTTCACAACGATATGCTGACAGTTCTTTGCTTGGAGATACCATCCCTCTTCCTGAACTTCGCCGTCAGGATACAAAGAACCGCCAGAATAGTATTGATGATGTTGATCCTTTTACTATTCAAAAATATCAGATTCTGATGCAGCATCACTTTGGTGAAGCAATGAAACTCTATCAGGATATGCTTGATGCTGGGATTGCTAAGGAGTGTGCAAGGTTTGTTCTGCCCTTAGCGACCCCTACACGCCTCTATATGACCGGTTCAGTAAGGTCTTGGATCCATTATATTGATTTGAGGTCTG